TATTGTTTGGTAGTGTAGAGGGCAACGTAACTGGTGATATACAAGGTAGCGTATTTAGTGATGATAGTACATTAATTGTAGACGGCATAAGTGGTAATATTTTTACATCACAAGTTACTTCATCTAATGACTTATTGTTAAACCCAGAAGGTACAGGCAAGTTAAAAATTACATCTTCACAGTCTACTATGTTAGCAACTACTGATGGAGACAGCTTTTTTGCCGGAGGAGTATTTGACGCTACTACTTCAAGAGGAACAGTTACTTCTCCAATTGCTGTTAACAACAGCGACTCATTATTTTCATTAATAGCTCAATCACATAACGGAACTGAATATAGATCGAGTGGACTTCTAAATTTTAATGTATCTGACAATACTGTTGGATCAGAAGCACTACCAGGTAGACTAGATATTGCTCTACTAGATGATGACGGCACATATGATAATGCATTTGCTCGATTAGAATCAAATGGTATATTTACAGTAAGAGCAATTCAAACACCAGGTATATCAACTACAGATAAAACTGGACTACTTGCTAAAGTAAGTGGCGGAATAGGTCTACAAGGTACAATAGTATACGATACAACACTTTCTGGATTAAGTTATTATCATGATACAGATGGCTGGAATAATGTACTAACTGGTAACAAGCCAGTTGAAACTACATCATTTATTAAACCAGGTGTGTATGCCGATGACGCTGCACGTGATGCAGCAATTACTACTCCGACAGCAGGTATGATGGTGTTTAACTCGACAGGTACTAAATTCCAAGGTTACACAGGTAGTGCTTGGGTAGATTTAAACTAATAACTAAACTTTATAATTAAATAAGTCTACGTCTCGTGCGTGGACTTTTTTTATGGCTGTAATACTTGCGCTGTTAAAATGTTCTTTAAATTCCCAATGATCGTACCCTGAGATATCAGGTAATGCTAATTCACATCCTAGATATTCTTGTACAGGTTTTAAATCTTCTTCTAGAGTTTCTGCTTTACATATGTAATCAACCCATTCGTTGTTTACATTAATAAAGTCTACTTGATTAGTAAAACGATTAAACCATCTTGGAAATTCAAAAGGTATATCTGGATTACAATAGTCTGCAACCCATTCATTAATTGGCTTTAGTTCTAATACAGTTTTTCCATTCCAGTCTAACCAATATCCTTCATCACGCACTTTACGATATAAACTAAACACTCTTTGCCATGGGTTACGCACTACACTAATAGTTTTAGCATTTGGATAGTGTTCGCGTACTGTTCCTAAGTGTGGATGATCTACCATCCAATCTACGTGTGATAATACATTAAAATTAGGATGTAACCAATCTGCAATAACCTTCTTCATTGCCATGCCAGTTCTAGGAACATGTACATATGCTAATTCAGGTTTATCTATATAGAATGTACCCATTAATCAATCTTAATTATTTTAATCAATGATCCCATTAAGTCCCACTCCCACCATTTTTCGCCGGTATGATAATTCATAGGTTTTGCGTGATGGTTGTTGTGCCATCCTTCGCCTAAACTAACAATGTTAGCAATCCAACTATTAGAACTATGATCCTTTGTTTCATGATTTCTATAACCGTGATAGTGTCCAAGCACATTAACTACACCGATTAGATGCACTGTCATGCTCGCAGGAACAACATATGCAAATAACCATAGTGCAGGATCTATCAATAACAATACAGCAGAAAATGCAAATATAATTTTAAAGTAGTGCTTAAAAATAAACTTATGTGTAGGACTACGCATTAGATCTTTAATATATTTTACTGGGATAGCTGGCACTTTCCAATCATATCCTAACCAAACTTTAATTGCTTCTTTAAAATTAAACTTGCCATCGGCCCACGAACTATGCGGATCGCCATCTCTATCTGATTGTGCATGATGTTGTCTGTGTAAAGCTACCCAACTCATTGTAGGTCCTACTGTGCTGATAACGCTAATATAACTTAGTACAGTTTCTAGCCACGGGTATGTTTTAAAACTTCTATGTGTCAATAATCTATGTAATGTTATAACACTACTGATAGGACCAATAATTAGCCAAGAAATAGCAGCAATCGCAAATAGGTAATATTGCTGTGTATATATTGCATATGCAATTGCTGGAACAGTTACTAAATGGTTAAATGCTTGTAGCAGTCTTACTTTGGTGTTTAAATTCATTTACCTTCCTCTAACTCTTTCCATTCAGAATGAGTAATTGTCTTTGGCGCCCAATTGTCAAAGGCACCTTGTTTAGTCTCTTTCCATACAAAATTTTGCCAACACTTTTGCACGTTCCATGGACAAGTTTGTATATATCCATTTGTTCCTAGTGCCCATGCACCTTTACTAGCAATGTCCATATGCTTACACCATACTTTCCAAAAACCTCTATTTGGTCTTGCAGGGCGATTTTGCATTGTAATTAAGTATACTTCATACGTATTTACTTCTTCTAATGCATCTATTAGTTTACAAGTGCAACGAAATCCGTCTGTCATATCTGTAGCAGTCATTCTAAAGTCTGGAAAAGTATATAACCTGTTAATCTGTTTAGCAACGTTAGGAGGATATCTACTGTCGTTAAATACACCTCCCATCACCATAGGTTTACCTGTGCTAGTTTGGTAAAGCACACCATACCCTGTGTGTTCTTCTACTTTTAAATTATCTTTAATATAATTATTGCGAAGCCAGTTATCTTCTTCTAAGCAAATATCTCTTACTTTTTCAAACTCGGGTGTAGACTCGTAATAAATTTTAACGTGCGTGTTTGTTAAGTCGTATCTATAGGCCATTATAGTGTATTTACTTAAATATATTTAAGGAGTTGTTAATGTTGAATAGTATTGTAACACAATTAAATTTTAAATTAAACATTACCGAACTACGACAGTATTATGATAAATTAAATACAGATTATCAACATTTAGATTGGAGTTGGGAAAAGTGCGGCAATGACATTGTTAAACAATGGCGAGATGCTGCTTATGAGGATCCTGCTAACTTACTAACACACGGATGGGCTATACAGAGTAATTTAAAAGATATTACATTACCGTGTCCGCCTTGGAATATTAGTACACACGAAACTGTAGAATATCGAAATACAGAATTAGCGTTTGGCATAATTAGCCGTTTACAAGATAAGATACCGTTTGGATATCGTTGGAGTGTAAGTGTACAGCCAACTGGTGGAAAGGTTAGCGAGCATACTGATGCTGATGACGAATATACTGTTTGGTTACCTATTTACACTAGTGGGCCTGCAATAACATTTGACAAGGAATATGAACTAGTTGCAGACGGTAGTGCTTACTTGTTAGATACTACAAAATCTCATCATACATTTAATTCTAGTAATGAAGATAGAGTTACTATTATTTTTAGATTAAAACAAGATAATCTTAATGAGTTATTATCTTTGGAAGGAACTATATGAAACACCTAGCATACTTACCTATAGACATTGACGTAGAATGGCCCGATGAAGAATTAATACTAAAATGGTTTGAAGATCATAAATTATTAGACGACGACTATTGGGAATTAACATCTAATCGCCATGCATGGGCAATGACTTCAACTTGTAAGGAACCTAAAGACTGGCGTAGATTTGATAAAGAAATGTGGGACAATCGCAGAACCGATGGAGTAAACGAAGGAGTATTTTTTCATCCTGGTTTTGAGGAAGCGTTTCCTAGTCTTGCAAATTGTATTAGACAGTTACCATTTAAACAACTAACTGTAAGTGGCATGCTTTATCAACTAGGACCTATTCCAAATCATCAAGATGCGCATGATCCTCATAATCCGTTGGAGCCAAGGCGTTATACAATTTATTTAACAGATCCAAAATATAATACATTTTATTTTAGTAAAGAAGAAAACGGAGAAAAGTACTATCCAAATATTCAAAGTCCATGTTTTGCATTTAATAATAACGATGTATGGCACGGGGCAACAGAAACACATAGACCAAAAATAATCTTAACTACTGCTGGTATTATAGATAACGAAAAACACGCTGCATTAATTAATCGCAGTTTAGAAAAATACAAAGACAAGGCATTATATATATGAATTACAATTACTATTGGAACGATATTCCAGGTGAAGGAAAGTGTCGCAACAATTTAATTTACACAAGTCTTATGAGCGGAGATACTCAAACATTTTGTCAATGGTTTTACAATGATAAAAAGTATCATGGTGGACAAAATCAAGTAGTTGATCCAAAACTAATGCAAGAAAAATTTGACAGAGAAGTTTCATACTCGTTGCTTATGGAAAAACATTATCCGCAATATGTTCCTGTAATTAAAGATATTAACGTAGAACTCCGTAAACTTTATTTAGAAGTAGACGGGATTGACTTTTGGAATCGTGCTAACTGTAGTGTAGAAAATTATGATAATGTGCTGCCCGACTGGCGAGAACAAATGCTTGAAATATTACAAGCATATAGAGACTTAGGAATATACAAATACAGTTTGCATCCTAGCAGTTACTTTATAGTAGACGGAAAACTAAAGAGCTTTAACCATTTCTTCTGTTATCATGAAAGCGAAGGTCCAATTAAGATTTCAGATCATGCTAGTCATATATACAGTACAAGACAAGATATAATGCGTACACAAATAGAGACTATGGGCATAAGTTGGGACGAGCCAGAATCGTTAAATACATTACAACATTTATGTTTTGAAAGTTTTAGAAAAAACTACACTGACGACTTTATAGATGCAGCAAAACAAATATACAATAAAGGAACTAATAATTGTTAAATCAAATTAAAATAGTTGGTATAAATCAATTTACGCAGACTGCAATTGATACTATACGTTCTGCAATAATAGATGTAGGAGGTACTGAATTATTGCCTACTGTTAGTCTATGTCACCACTGTCATTACCACGTTCCTGCATTACGGTATCATAAAGACAATCAAGTATTCATAGCTAAACATTGTGAAACACACGGTACAAGTCACCATATGATCGAAAGTGATTACGAATTTTATCGTAATATATACTATACACAAGATAATCCTCAATATAACTTTAACGGCGGAGTGCTAATAGAAGTAACTGATAGATGTAATTTAGCATGTCCTCATTGTTATCACGAACCTGATAATGCACTTACAGATCAATCAGCTGAAAAAATTATTTCACAAATTAAAAAGTGGCCCCTTGGCGAAGACGCTATACATCGAGTTATTCTTAGCGGAGCAGAGCCAACTTTACGTAAGGACTTTAATAGTCTTGTTGAACAAATTAATGCTTTAGATCCTAGTATTACTGTGTCTGTAATGACTAACGGTATTCGGTTTTCAGATAGAAACTATGTAAAGTCGGCAATTGCAAGCGGATTAAGTAGTGTTAATATAGGGTTGAATCATCCAAGTTATAATGATCACAAAGTAATTAGAAGAAAACAACTTGAAGCTATCAACAATGCACATGCAGAAGGTTTGCATATAAGTTATATCAGTTATACTATGATGACTCTACAAGAAGTTGATTTTATAATGAACGAAATATGTAGCAACGAATGGCGAAGTAAAAACTTTAGGATTCGTTACGGATCAGACATTGGAAGGAATCCTGGGCAAGTTCGTATATTTGTTAGTGATGTATATAAAGCAATCGAACAGTGGTGTAACGATAATAACAAGTCATTCGAAAGAATCATAGAAGCTGACAATAACATATATCATGTTATGGCTAAAGTAGACGGCAAAGACATAAGAATTATTCAATGGTGTGACGAAACAGACATCGACATGGAAGAACTTCGATCTGGACCATGGTGCGATTTTGTACCGGGAGGTATAACAAATTTCTTACATCAAATTATCAGAAGAGATGCTTGGAAAAATAAAGGCAATACCCTTCCTGATAGTCCAATCGAACGACATATGTTTACTAGAAATCCAACCAAAGAACCATTAGATTTACTATCATTATATAATAGAGAGACACCAAATGATTAAAGGTATTAATAATCAACCATACTTAGATATGGAACAGCACGTAGACATGAAAACGTTTGAACAATTGCAGCCAGAAATTATGCGAGGCTTTGCTGAAGCAAGATGGTTCGCAAAAGAAGGTACTTGGATGAAACCGGGCTTTGAATTTAAAGACATGAGTTACACACTTAATTGGAAACCTATATATGCTGCAATGGAAGAATTTGAAGCATTACCCGACGACCATCCTATTAAAGTAGAAGGTATGAAAATATGGCCTACAGACTTTAAAGACTATAAACAACGTAATGTAATTACACGTTATCTTAAAATGGCAATGGAAGCATACGACCCTTACATCTATTATTTCTTACACGAAGAAGGTGAATGGGATGATCGTCCTGAAGAGAAAAAACAAACAGAAGAGTCAAAGTTCTTTCCTAATACAATGAAATGGTTACAAGGATTTAAAGATAATGAAATATTTGAATCCTTTGGACGAGTAATGTTCTTCCACTGTGAAGCAGATGGATTACCGTTTGAACATAGAGACTTAGGCGCACATAACGGCACATGGCCTAAAGACAAGTATGAACCGCACAACAACGAATTTATACACATACGTCCGGATACACGTAATCAATTTTATATATGGGATCCTGACAAAAAGATGAAACACGGCATTAACACTAGAGCTGCGTTTTGGAATGACCAAGATTGGCACGGTGGCAATCGTGTAATGTCGCCTACATACGGTATGCGCATTGACGGGAAGTTTACTGAAGCATTTAGAGAAAAATTAAAACTAAGTGGAACTTACTAAGGCTGTAAAAGTTAAAAGAAACTTAGTTTCAAGTCCTGCGTTAAATCCGGCGTGCCAGCTATCTAACTTAGGATATTTGTATATCGCGCCTTGCGGTTCCATATAGAAACATTCGTCTTCAACCATAAACGCTTGACCAGGTTTTGGTTTGTCTATAAAACAGATACATCTTACTAAATCGTTAGGATCGTAACCTTGTACTACGCCTACATCTTCATCTAAACTAGGAATATCCCAGTGCCAAGGTGCGCACTTTCCCTGACGTATTTCACTGATAAAACTTTGTAATACGTTACCACCAATTATATCATTTATTATTGTATGAATATTATTGCTGTATTGATGATCTGGTTTATAATGAAAAAATTCTATACTATCGCCATCTGTGTAACCACTCTCATCTGCTAGTTGTTTTTGTTCTAAATGATGTTGATAAAATTTATGGTCGGGATCAAGATCTCTATTACCAGTAAACGGTGTCACAGTATGTTGTATACATTCATCAATTAATGAATCACATATATCTGTAGATATTTTTCCTAAATAATGTTTCATACTGATGTTTCTACTGCTATATTAAAATAAGAAGTTTTAATCAATTTAAACTCTTCTACATGACTACGTTCAATATTAAACGAAACGTAATCGGTATTATATACAAAGCTATTTACTATTCCATTTTTGTTTGCTGAATTAAGCCAAGGACTGTAAAACTCATCAAACACATATCTGTAATCGGGCTTTGGTTCTTTTAGTGTCATTAATATATGTACAGGATCTATTAATATATTTTTATTAAGTAATTTCCTAACTACTAATTGTATTCTGTCAATACTTCCTGTATTTACTGCACTATGCAGTTCGCCGGCATTCATATCAGACCAATAGCTCGATTCTACTTGGGGATATATTAAATTAGCATCAGTATATAATACAAAGCTACGCTCGCCTTGGATATTAAAATGATATCTGTCATCCATATCTGCATGAGAAAGATATGCTTGTCCGGGGTCTAGTTTTATTAAACGTGCTTCGCCGATGTTGCTAGGCAATGTAGATACTAATTTGTCCCATACTGTACCTTTGAATTCTTGTTTGATAGTCCAAGCATCGTAGAAAAAATCTCCAGTTGGCTCGTTTAACGGCAACTTAAAGTTAACATCTATATCAGCAGACTTTAACTGCTGTTTAATATCATCATTGACAAAGTATGCAGTTTGTGTTATCATATATGTATTTATATGCGTAGTTAATAGATAAGTATTGTTATGAACATATATCTAAATCAAAAGTGGAAACGAATAGGCATAAGTTTGAGCGGTGGTGCTGATAGTGCATTACTTGCTTATTTAATATGCAAAAACGTAAGTACAACTACAGATATACATATTACTAACCAAATACGCATGTGGAAGACAAGACCATGGCAAGGCCCTGTTGTTGACGGAGTAATTGACTGGCTTGGAAATAAGTTTGACAATAATTTTATAGTGCATAAAAACTTAGTGCCACCTGAATTAGAAGAGCCAACTGATTATCTTATTAAAGACGAATATGGTAAAATGAAATCAGGTAATAGGATTATACTACGTTCGCATAACGAATATATTGCACACCAATATAACTTAGATGCATTATACGGTGGTGTAAATATGAATCCTGATATATCTATACCTGGGGAAATGGAAGAACGTAACGAAAGTGTATTAGATCCTCATTTTGTACATAACGGAGTTGACATTTGTCATCCTTTCGTGTATACTAAAAAGGATTGGATCATACGGCAATACTACGAAAACGATATCGTAGACTTATTAAATCTTACTCGAAGTTGCGAAGGAGAGTTTGAAGGTTTGGATTATACTACATATATACCAGGACAACATGTGCCAGAATGTGGAGAATGTTTTTGGTGCAGGGAACGTCAATGGGGAATAGATAATGTCTAAAAGTTGTACATTCTGTATGCATCCTTTCACAGGTCTTGCTACTAGAGAAGATGGCGCTATTAAGGTATGCTGTCGAAGTGCGCCTATTAGTTACATACAAAAAGAAACTCTTGAAGAAGCGTGGAATAATGATGCTATGCGTGAAGTACGCAGACAAGTTCTTAATAACGAACGTCCAGTAGTGTGCAAACCGTGTTTTGACTTAGAAGATCAGGGTGTACAGAGCTTACGACAGCGTCATACAGCAGGGGTAATACCCGAAGCTAGGGTCAACTTATACCCTGATGCACTTGACGCTTTAGACGACGATTATAGTATGCCTTTTGAATTTCCTACTATGGAAATTAAACTAAACAACTTATGCAATTTGAAGTGTCGTATGTGTAATCCTTTAGATAGTACAAGTTGGAAAGATTGGGATCAAGTAACAGATTTTTATAAAAAAGAAGACAATATATTAATTCCAATTGTTGATGCACTTGTAACTAAACCAGGGCAATATATTGGTCCGTTTGATAACTCAGACAACTGGTGGACAAGTTTTGAAAAACTACTACCGTTCTTTAGACGTGTAGAGTTTGCAGGTGGTGAGCCGCTAATGGATCCATATCATTATAAAATACTAGACAAACTTGCAGAGTACGGTGATAACATAGAACTAAAGTATGCTACAAACGGCACTACGCTAGGTATTAAAGGCGGACGTACTGTACACGACTATTGGCCTAAGTTTCGTAGCATCGCTGTAAACGTAAGTATAGACGGCATACACGACACATATGAATACATTAGGGGCAATGGCAAGTTTACTGAAATAGAAGAAAACGTTGAGATATTTAAAAGTTTTCCTAATGTAAGCAGAGTAGTTGGTGCGTTTACTGTACAAGCAAATAATATAATGCAAATTGATAAAGTTATTGAATACTTTATTAATAAAATGGGCATTGTGTTTTATTCGCATAGAGTAAACTATCCTATGAGTTTAAGTGCGCAAGTATTGCCTCCAAAACTAAAACAAAAAGTAATAGCACGTTTAGAAAAAATGAAAACAGAAGTATTAGAATATCCTTTAGTAAAGCAACACAAGCTATTAGAAACTGTAACACTACAACAAATACAAGATAATATTAATTTCTTAGAAGCAAAATGTATGTACGAAACGCACTGGCAAGACTGTATAGAGTTTAACAAGCGTTTAGACAAAACTCGTGGACAAGACTTTCTTGCAGCTAATCCAGAGTTTACTCCATATGTTTAAAGTAGAAAGTCGTTGGGGACATCACACCAGTATTCACGTAGAATGGAATATAGGCAAACGCTGTAATTTAGATTGCGGATACTGTCCTGCAGAAATACACGATAACTTTAGTCCGCATACTGACTTAGACGTTATGGTTAATACTATTTACGAATTAGAAAAAATTGGTAAACCTGTACGCCTAAGTTTAACCGGCGGTGAGCCTACTGTACATCCAAAGATAGAAAAAATAATAGAATGTGCAAAAGCAAGATTACAATGGCTTAGTATTACTACCAACGCACTTCGTATGCCTGAGTGGTATGCAAAGCAGCCAGTGGACCAATGGGTGTTTAGTTTGCACTTCGATAACGAACATAGTCAACGAGCAGCTGAAAATATTGTTCATTATAGCCAGTTGTTAGACATGAACAGTAAAGATACTAAATTTCAAGTAAATCTAATGTGTCATCACGAACACATGGATAACGTTAGAGCTGCTGCAAATCTATTAGATGGTCATAACATTCCGTATGTTTGTAGACGTATACGTTGGACCGAAACTGAAGATCGAGATTATTTTGATGATATGCGTTATAAAGAAAAAGATTTAGAATGGATATTAAGTAAAAAATCAACAGTAAAAGCAAATTGTGTCGTAGATAACAAAGATCTAATACATGCAAATGATGTAATTAAACATAAACTAAATGCTTTCGAAGGTTGGAGCTGCAATGCAGGTTTAGAAAGTTTAATGATCAACTGGGACGGTGATGTACATCGTGCTACGTGTAGAGTAGGCGGTAGTTTAGGTAACATTTATAAAGGAACTTTCGAATCTCCTATTGCTCCTATTATATGTACACGCAAATGGTGTACATGTGCTGCTGACATTCCGTTAACTAAAGTTTCCACTTTGACATAAGCATTTCGGGCTGGCACCAACAATCAGTTTTTGTACAAAGACTAGGTACAAGTTGTGGATTAAATATTTCAGTAAATTTAGGATCATATAGATTATAATGCTGTTGTTCGCCATATACAAAATTTCCGCAAGTCCCTGTAATTCTTCCATCTTTTTGTATATTAATATTTTCTAATCCTATATTACACATCCATCCTTTAAAATTATTTAAATTGTTTGTTGAAAGATAGTTACGTTCTACACTCTTTTTAGATCCGTCACTATATATTAGTTTAGTCTTTCCTTTAATAATATTTTCCCATTCGTCTTTTAAAACCTTTAAGACAGGCGGTCTTCTCTTAGCATGTTTTTTAAATACTTCACGCTGCTCTGCGGTATATTGGGGAGGATGAACTTCCATTGCACTAATAAACCAACGTCTTTTACTTTGTTTCATTTGTTCTATTGCATCTATACACTCATCCCAAACAGTAGGATCCATCATTACTAATGTGTTCATTGGAATTCCTTGATCGTAAACAGTGTCTAGTACATTTATAAAATGCGGTAAGTCAGCTTCTTTGTGATGATAGCTGAATAATATTTTATCAAATGCTTTAGCATTTTTCTCCCACCATCGAATAGTTCTACTACCATTTGTAGTCATTGTAACTTTTACGTTATACATTGCTTTTAAGTCTCTAGCAAATTTAGCAACGTTTGGCCAAAGTGTAGGTTCGCCGCCTAACAGATTAACTTCAAATCTATCTCTACCGTTTGCTATATAGAAATCTAATAGATGAGTAAAATGTTTTATTAATAATTCGTAATCATTTGGCCACCTAGTATCTCCGCCGTTAGCATAATCACCGCAATATAAACATTTATAGTTACAATAGTTTCCTACCATATACTCTATACGGAGCCTATTTTTAGCCTCCATTGTTTCTATTTTAATTAGATCTTTCATAGCAAGTGTGCTAGTTCAGGAAATATAGCTGCTGCGTTTAATCCGCGGATAGCATCGAGTTTGTTTACATACTCTTTAAATCCAGAAAGTAAATGACTGTTATCTGCCGAATCCATATGTGCTAACAAGCCTTCCCATTTGGGCCAACCAGATGGATTATGTATCCAAAAATCATCGTCTTGTGTATAGTTTTCCCATAGCCATGTTTTAAGTTCTGCAAAACGTTCACGCACTTCTTGTTTGTCGTGTTCTGGTAGTATTGTAATATTAAGAAACGTTGGTATATGTACTAGATGCATGTTGACCAATCCGCCTCCCATTTTTACTCCGCCTACTAAACCAATATTCATCTTTTTAAAATTACTGTTTATTTTCCATTTTATAAAATCAGGCATATGTTTGATATTAAATATCTGTACAGCCGTTGCCATACTAATGTGTATGTTGTCTGGAGTGTTATCTAACATATGTAGTGTACGTTCTACATCAGCAAACTTTGTAGGAAAGCGAATATAATCATCACGTTCAAAACTTGCATCAACACTAACAGCAAATTTAACTTTATAAAACTTTGACCATAGCTCAATTAATTCTTCATCTACAAGCAATCCGTTTGAGTTATAACGTAATAGTATTTTATCTTGATAGCCTTGACGAATAATTTCTTTAATAAACATTTTGTGTTCTTTGATCATTAGAGGCTCGCCTCCAGCAAAGTATACTTGTCTTAGATTAGGAATTTGTGCATTAATTTCTTTCCAGAATGAAACTTTCTCATGCCACTTGTTATTAAACAATTTGCGATCCCATTGCATTTGTCTTTTAACTTCAGGATCTTGTAATACCGGAATAAGTTTTTTATGGTCTGCAACCCACTTACTTGAATCATGTGGGCTACACATTACACACTTTATGTTGCAAGTATGTCCTAATCTTAGATCCAAATATTTTAAATTTTCCGGCACAGTGCCGTCTTCTTTTGTTTGACGAATAAGTTCAGGAATATCTACACCATTATCGTCTCGGTGCCAAGTGCCTGTTTCCCAGATACGCTTACTTACAATACCTTGGCTTTCTTCTTTAAAGCAACCTGTACAGCTTGCAGGAATTTCACCATTAAGCATAGTTGTACGTACACTTTTCATGTAATCGTTATTCCATGCTTCTAAAGGAGTATGTTTACCAAAGTTTGCAGGTTTGCCATCTTCCATTTTTACAAGGCCCACTTCATGATTATCGCCAGCGCCGCTTGCATTAGACGTACAGCATAATCGCATATCGCCGTTTGGTCTAGTTGCCATATGTATCCAAGGTAATACACAAAATGTTTCTGTGCCGCTTACTTCTGCAATTTCAGCTTGATACTTTTCTAAATCTGACATTATATTTCTACCTTGTCTATAAACTGATCTTTTGGTTTACTAAGTTTGTTAACTCCGCACGTTCTTGCACATGTAATTAGTTTTTCTGCACCCCAATACTTGTGCCATACTGTTTGCCAAGCATCAGAATCTATTACATCTTTTATAGAACGATCAAGAGCATTAATATTTCCTAAATCTGCAATAAGACTAGAGTGCTGTGATTTTATCTTTTGTCTAATATCTTTGGCTAAATCATTAGGGTGTATATAATTATACGGGGCACTTGCTAAAAAACAGCAAGGCATAATGTTTCTTTGTGCAGTTATATAAATTTCTTTCTGTTTTAAAACAAAACAGTCTATTTCACTAGCGTCTACTACATCTTTATAATTGTCAATTACATCTTGTGTTATAAGAGTTATGTTGCTTCCTGTAGGAGGCTCTATGTAATATTCGAGCTGACCTTTTTTATCTAAAACTTCAAACTTATCAGTAGCAACAAATCTTGCACTGTCTTTACATGTAAATCTAGCAAAGCCATGTTCTGTTGCTAGTGCTTCACAAGCAAGTTGTTGATGTTCATTATGTTTAAATTTTATAAACGCCCATTCTGCTGTTCCGCCTGCTTGAATAAATGCTTTTGCATTTTTTAATACATTGTTAAAGTCAGTACCAATACGATATAAACTGTGTGTATCTGCTAATCCGTCAATTGCAAAAATAACACAATGGTTACTAGGCAATGCTTTTGCAAGTTTCTTCCACCAATCTGTACTTCTTGCTCCGCCGTTTGTATGTATTCTAATCTCTAAATTAGGATTAACATTAGTTGCATAACTACACATTTCTGCTAAATCATTGTTAATAATAGGGTCGCCGAAGTTTCCACAAAAGTAAAAACCGTTTATTTGATGCAGTACTTCACTGTTTAAAATCTGTTTGAAATCATCAATTGTCCAGTCTTGATTTTTAATTAATGGATTTTCTAATCCGCCATGGTAGTTTCTACTGCACATCGGACAACTAGCCTGACAGCGATTTGTAATTTCTAAATGAATATTTTGTAATTGATTAAATGTAAACATGTATTGTACTTATTTAAAAGTTTATCAGTTATGTAGTTAACTGGTAGTTTAATTACATAAATATATTTAAATGGAATGTATAGGAAATATAAAAAATAATATATGGATTAACTCTATAGTGGACCAGGTAATGTCTAAAGAAGGCATATTACGTCCTAAACAAGGCGGTGTGCCTGAAGGAAATAAGGGCAAAAGCGAATGGCAAAACGCAATCAATGCCGGGTATGATCCTAACGCTGTATACTTTCAAATGTTTACTAAAGACAATTTACAAATAGACGTTCCTAATATTTCATCATGTGGTAGACAGCAACACTGGTGGATTACTAAGATGATGCCAGGAAACTTTATGCCGATGCATGTAGATCCTCATGCTGTGCAACAACAAAATGCAGATAGATTTTGGATACCATTACAAGACTGGCAACCTGGACACATTTTTATGTACGAAGACTATGTTACAACTGACTACAAAAAAGGCGATATATTTCAATACGCAAATAGTGCTGCGCTTCATGGTGCGGCTAATATAGGATCTACACCTCGAGTAGTATTACAGGTTACATTACATGAATAATATAGAAAAAAGTGTAGCTGAGTGGATTGATCATCTCTCAACGCCTCAGGATAAATTAAACAGTTCGCCTGTTTGTCCTTTTGCTAAAAAAGCAAAATATAAAATAATAGATTTAGCAGACGAAGAAGTATTGAATCCAGATTTTAGTACAGTAGAAGTAATACTTTACATAGTGAATAGTAGCTATAGCTTTGAACAAGTAGAGCAATTATCAATAAAGTATAACAAACAATTTCCTACTCTAGTGTTCCTACCCGATAGTAAACATCGTTATTCACATATTAATGGTGTACAAACTAATAACAATAAGTATAATTTAATGCTATGCCAAGAACGCAGCGAACTACAAGTTGCCAGAGATAAACTGTCTAAAACAGCATATTATACACACTGGGATAGAGCATATTTGAAGGAGATTTTGAACCAATGACAGACAATATATACCACCGCTATGTAAGCGTACCGTTTGAATATCCTAAACCAGAAATTTTTAACGAAGGTTCAAAAAATTATACGGCACTAATAGAAGACAAATACATTCATCCTCCTTTTAGAGAATGGATAGAAAGTGTCGGTCTAACTATATCAAATGTATTAGAAGGATTTTATACACCTCCAAACGGCGGAAGAGTTCCTTTACATTCAGACACATCTTCTATGCCTGGTGATAATGATTGCTGTAAATTAAACTTTACATGGGGGTCACCGGATAGCACAACCCAGTGGTATAAGATTAAAGACGACTCTAAAATAAAAAAACATTACTTAGACGAAGCAGACGCTAATCAAAAATTTTACAAAGCAGGTATTAAACCTGATATAGATATAGAGTATGTATTATTTGCAGATCATAATGATGCTGATTTAGTACACGAAGTTGTTATTGATCGTCCTAGTTTACTTAACATTAGTCAATTACATTCTACATGGAACCCTTCGCCTGTTGAACATCGTTGGACATTATGTTTTACACTTTTAGAAAATAAAAAACCATTAACTTTCCAACGTGGATTGGAAATATTTAAAGATTACATTGAGGACTAAAATGAAATACACCGGATTATTACCAGAAGTACAACCAGACAATATGGAATTAGAACTTCCGTTGCCATATTGGAAATTTGGTGAAGTACGAGACGGAAGAAAAGTTGTTGATCCAATTTTACAATACGGATGTTATGTATTAGGATATCATAACCAAGAAATTATTGATTATGTATACAACACTATGAAGTATAACAAACCAGAAATAGGCGAACATTTTATGCCTAAAACTGATACTTTGAGATTAAATCATCTTAGCTTTCAGCTTGCTGACAGAGTACGTGAAATTTCAGGAATGAATTCTTTTTATGCTCTTAGTGGATCTGATGCTAATGAAGGAGCAGTTAAACTTGCATGTGCATACCAGTTCCAAAAGGAAAATTACCACAAAAAAACTATTGTAGGTTTTTTGGATAGTTACCACGGTAGTACAAATCTTACTGGAAGTATCGGACATGATAATTTTATGGATGATCCATTTTATACCCTAGACCCTAATCCTTCAGTGAAACGAATACCTAGAGATACTAGTAAGTTTGGCGAAGTTGATTGGGATTCAGTAGCAGCAATAGTTATCGAAACATGTGCATACGGCGGCGACATGACTCCTCCTAGTGCAGAGTTTTGGGCAAGTTTAGATGAAATAAGAAAAAAACACGATGTAATAATAATTATTGATGATATCTTTATGGGTGGTGGCAAATCTGGAACTTATCTTGGTTGGGAAAATATGAACATACGTCCTGATATTTCAACAATGGGTAAAGCAATTACTGGAGGATTTTTTCCGCTAAGTATGGTGCTGTTTAATGATAAAATTAGAGATGCATTACCTAAGAACTTTAATTGGGAACACGGTTTCACATATTGTTTTAGTTTGCCAGGAGTTGCATCTGCTGTAAAATATTTAGAAATTTTAGAACGCGATAAGTTATTAGAAAATCATGATAGTATAGTAGAACGTGCTACAAAAATATTTGAAGATGCCGGTTACACAGTATTTAATAGATTCGGATTACATTATAAAATTAGAAAGCAACACGACTCTTGGTTAGAGAAACATTTTTATGTTGTTCCAATAGCTGCAGATGACGAATACTTCGAAGCATTAGAGGAGAACCTACAATGGTTTACACAGAATACGACCCACTAGAAGAAGTTATTGTTGCAGACTCGTATGCAGGCGGTGACTTAGATCATTTATTTCCAGATGAGAACTTGTCACAGTTTAATCAAATACTAGATGAAACAAAAGAAGACTTTGACAAATTAGCAGACTTCTTAAAAGCAGGCGGAGTCACAGTTAAAAGACCAGATGTACATCATTATGATGGACATATTGCAATGCCAGGGTTTGATGTAAAGTTTCCAATGGGGCCAACAGTTCCTAGAGATCAGTACAAAGTAGCAGGTAAAACTATTGTGCAAACATACACTAGTTTAACTGATAGATACTTTGACGGTCTAAGTTACTATAATATATTTTCAGATATGTTTGACCAAGGGTATAATTGGATTAGTCAAGCGGCGCCACCGTTAGTTCCTGTTACACCGAGCGATATATGGTATATGCCAGGACAAGATCCTGGAACTAATATTTACTATAGTAAATTAAATGACAGAGTATTATTTCATACAGCAACTATGTTTCCAGTAGGTGATAAAATTATCATAGACAGTGACGGTCCCGGCAGTAAAAAAGGATACGAATGGCTTAAACGTAATCTACCCGAATTTGAATTTATAAAAAACGTAGGCGGACACGCCGAAAACTATGGTCATATTGATCACGGGTTTATTATGATCGACGACGAAACAGTTTTACATGCTGGTATAAACTGGGTTCCTCAAGCACTACGACATTTAAAATTAATTGACGCTAAAGAATTTATTCCTTCGCCAAAAACAAAGGAATACAAAACAAACTTTATTGCAAAGGGCGGCAGATATGAATTAGACTGGGTTGAAAATTATTTAGGTAATTGGACAGGTTACAATCAAGACTGCTGTTTTGATCTTAATGTATTAATTGTAGATCGAAACAATATAATATTCGGGCGCGAATTACCAGACTTATTTAAATTTTTAAAAACACACGGTATTGATTGTCACACTGTTGATCAAAGACATATGTTATTTTGGGAAGGAGGCATTCACTGCGGCACACTAGATACTAAAAGACGAGGCAATAAAAGAACCATTATATGAAAGTATTAGAACACAAACATTTAATTATTCGAGCAGAAGTTAAGAGTCCGCCAACTGACGAAGTATGGTTACATAATTGGCTAAAACAATTAGTTGAAAAAATTGGAATGAAAGTTTGTAGAGGACCTATCACTGCATATGTAGATATGCCAGGCAACGAAGGATTAACAGGTGTAATTGTAATAGAAACTAGTCACATTGCAATACATGTATGGGACGCTGTAGATCCTGCACTTGTACAACTCGATGTTTATACATGTAGTACACTAGACAAAGATATTATTTTTAAAGAACTAGAACAATGGAACCCTACCAAAGTAGAATATAAATATTTGGATAGAGAATTTGGGTTGAAAGAAGTTAAGTAACATGAGAATAGTTGCATTTGGATGTAGTTATACGTATGGGCACGGGTTACCTGGTTGTCTAGACAATAACGGACATCCTGGTCCTAACTATAGTAAGTTAGCGTTTCCTACATTATTAGCACAAAAGTTAGATTATGAATGTATAAATTTAGGAAAATCTGGTAATAGTAATAAAGAAATTTGGAATGATATTTTAAATTTTGATTTTAAGGAAGGTGATATTGCCTTAGTTACTTGGACATATTATAGTAGATTTTGTATTATTAAGTCTAACACAACACAAAGAATTAACCCCTGGAATGACCGAGATAAACCGTTCTATATGAATTATAGTAATAGAAATGATATGTTGTTGGACTTTTACACTAGATTAAATCATGTTAATACATATTTACAAAATAAAAATATTAAAAGTCTCAATTACGTTATAGAAACCCACGAAGACAAATCTCCAGAATGGAATACTGTAGATATATTAGGATTGTTTGAAAAAATAGACGAAGCAGATGACAGATGTCATCCTGGCGAGCGTTCACACATAGTCTTTGCCGACAAGATCCACAATCATATTATTAGATAAACAATTACAATAATCGTAAAACTCGTCATCTTGCTGTAACCAATATTTAATTGCAAGCCGGCTGCCATCGTCTAACTGTGTAATACTATTTTTAAAATACTCAGATTGATTTAAAATGGCTTGTTCAATGTCTTTCCAACTAGTTTGCTGATTAGCCTGGTCATTTAATTCTTCTACTAAAATCCAAGCTTCTTGTAAACTAATCATAATAAATGTACTTTAATTTTTTTATCTGTACCTACAAAATCATGAGCTTCGTTATAATTACTAGGACAAAACTTACATTGCGGTATATGATTAACTAAATCGTTTACAAATTTCTCAACATCATCATTGTGTGACATCGGCTTGTATGAATGAGCCAGTTCTTTATCTGAGACTGCAACATTAAATTGATCTAAAAAGTCTGGTAGTACACTTACTAATGGACATTTGTATAATTTGCCTTTATTCATTTGATGACAAGATTTAAATCCACAAATTTCATGTGCATCAACTGGATCACTATCGTACTTCATTGTTAACTTATTGTCTATTAAATCTACAGCACTAGATCTAAATGTTTGCGTCCAATCAAGTATTACTTCAACACCGTTTTTGTCAACAAATATTCTAGACACTTTGCGAGCAGGTGCTTCGCCGGTATCGGATACAATTACATCAAGGAACGTTTTACTAAATTCTAAAAAACTATCATATAGTTTTATATCATGGCATGTTATCCAAAGTGTACCATTGTTCCTTGCTAAAATGTTATAAACATCATCTGTTATTTTACGAAGAGCCGTTCCGTTAGTAGAAATTTGCAACTGAGACTTTGGCCATAAATTAGATATACCTTCGAGCCATTTGTAAAAATCAGGATTAAGTGTAGGTTCTCCGCCGATAATTTGTATTACGTCAATGTCAATTTGTTTACTTAATAGTTCGTATTCATCTTTATAGTCGTCCCAACGCTGATGACCTTTAAAGTTATAATTATTAAAACTTTGGCAATGTGTACAACTATAGTTACATACATTTGTAATATTTAATTCTGAATATTTTAAGGTAGGCTTCATTTCTTTTTACCTATTATCATGTAACGTGTGTACTTAGGAGTATCATATATACCTCTCCATAGCGGCTTAATTTTACTCATATGCATAAAGTTATTTAAGTCTGTTGCACATCGTACATGCTCTTCTAATTCAAAATAGTTATTACTCTGCACTACAAATAATGCATCGTCTGGTTGATTAGATAACCATTGTTCATATTGTTCTTGAGTAATGTGTTCGCAACTTGTGTTAATAACAACATCAGCAGGTTGGGTATACTTGCACATATCTGCTGTTACAGCATTAAACTTTCTTTCTATTTCATATCGTCTGTTTACTGTACAAGCAATATCTTTGCACACAGGATCTATGTCCACGCTTGTAATGCTGTTTAACGGTAAGCGACTGTTAAACAATATACTTGCCAGCACTCCGTTCCAACCACCGTATATAACTATATCATTTAGTTTTGTCTTAGGTATTATACTGTACAATTCTTTTGCTAACCAAACTTTGCTGTTTATTTGGCCTTTCCAAAAACTTTCAAGTGTGCGATATTTGTTATCGCTGTTACGAATTGCGTCCATCCAGAATAGTACATCTTGTATATCAACTTTCATACTTTTCTCTTTGGTATCTTACTATCTGCACTGCTTACACAACTATAGGTTATACACTCTTGTGGTGCTTTAAACAGCTCAAATCCTCCGTCTAACGTGCCTAAAGGAGCATCATGGCAACTATAGCTCCGTTTAACTTCATTCTCTCGAATAACGCATCCTTGATATCCTGCATTACATTCCCATCCATGAAACTTATTGAATCCAAATGCATTGAAACGTTCTGCTTGATCTAATTCGTATTTTGTACCTTTACTATCATATAGTGCAATTTGTGCTATTTGCTCGCCGTTCCACTTTTGTGGAAATCCTTGTCGCATTTTTGCGATTTGGTCTTCTGTATATCCGTGTACCACGTAACTGGCGGTTGGATCGGACATTGGCTTGAGAGTAACATTAATACCTCTGGTGGCAAATCGTTCAAGCCGTTGGTAAAGTTCGTCAAACTGTTCCGGAACCATAACTTGATTAATTGTAACGAATGTTTCATTGTCTATTAATTGGAGACATTTATCTCCAAACTCCTGTTCATTTGCAAATTCTGCATGGTAACTTGCTGTTATACTTCTGCGGTGCAGAGTCTTAGTACTTTCTAACCATTTGTTCCACCATTTGCTTCCCGGGCTAAGATTGGTCGTCATGTGGATACTTTGGTAATCGGGTGCTGTATCACTACAGTAATGATCTATGATCTCCCCAAAGTACTTATACGCTGTAGGTTCGCCTCCTGAGAAGCTAAAATGAAAGTCTGTAAACTCGTTTGCACGAGCTTGTGCTTTGATACTATCTAAGGCCTTTAAGTAAATTTCTAAATCTTGGTGATCCGGGGTACTAGATCTAGCGTATGGCCAGCAATAACTGCATGAATAATTACAAAATCTAGCCAATATCCATGAGACTGTAAAAAGATGGCTCTTAAGCATGGTTTGCTGTCCAAAATTAGTTATATCAGTCCATGGTATTTTGTCGTAACTATTCTGCATCAAACTGTTCCCTTAGCCAATCAAAATCATTTATAAGATCAATATTGCTCCTATTAGAAATCCCAAACTTCCTGCCAGCATTAGCGCCATTAAGAGCGTAGCTACCATAGTGTTCCTCAGAGCCTTTTGTACACCATGTTTCAAGTCTACTTTCGGTTTCTTCATTGTTTTGTCTCGTAATTGTCTTACTGCTTAGTTTAGCACATTCTCTAAATGCACCTTTCCATGTTTCAAATGGACTTGTGTTAAATTTTGTAATATTTGCAACTTTATCTACAGCAATAAAATGTTCGCTTATGCTTGTAGTCATATCTGGTTTAGTTGTATCCATTCCTATTGTAAGTTTGCGAGGAAATAACTTTACTCCTCCATAACCATATTCTAATCCATTAATAGGATTCTTTGCTCTCCATACATGTACATGATCTAACTGGTGATCAGGGACAATATAATCAAAGTTAAAGTCGTCCACGATTATTGCATCAGCATCTACAATCCAAAACATCTTAGTAAAGCATTTCTTTGCTGCCTTTATGTGTGCTTGGTGTATTCCTTTAACTCCGTGTACACGTTTAGCCATAGGAAATCGTGCTTTTAGTGCAGCATAGTTTTCATCTGCATTAGGCTCTTGATAACTTATGAATACAATGTCGTACATAATTATCCATATCTTGTGTTACCGTAGTGTATTACTTTAGATGTATCGGAACTAAAGTTCCTCCACGGATCTACTACGATACTATTAGATGGAATTTTGCAATACAATTTATCAGTACTGTCGCCTTCTTCTTGCATATACTTGTAAGTTGTACTTGCACTGTGTGCAAGTAATA